CGGGCTGCGCGGACGTAACGATCCTGGTACCGGAGGGCGCGGCAGCGTCGTAGCCACCGCGATGGCAAGGCTAGTAGCGGCCGATATGCTGCTTTTAAATTTGAGCGCAAATCTTGCGAATTTAAAGAAAATTTACGACAAGTATAATAAATAAAAATAGAGGCCTAGAAAGACCTTATCAATTCAAAATCCCTAAAAAACCTCTATATTTATTTACTTCGAAAACTCCCAAGTATTTTAAATATGCCCGTTTTGCTTACCAGAAAAACTCCAACGGAGTCAATTTTAACCTCGTATTCTCTAAAACGCGGCGATATTTTAGTTTGTTTCAAACTCCAACGAAGTAAATTTTAACCGATTTCTCGCAGTTTAGATAGTTTTGAGAAGGCTTTGCTTCAAACTCCAACGGAGTAAATTTTAACCGTAGCGCAGCTCGATCGGTTTTGTTAAATTTCCAACGTTTCAAACTCCAACGGGGTAAAACGAGCTTCTAGCAATAAAGACGACGTAAACACGGCAAAATCGTTGTTTAAAAAATAATGCAAGCGTTTAAGCAGGCGACAAATTTTCAATAAATTTGTCAAATAGTCAAAGTTTTGACAAAAGTTAGGGCACAGTTTGAGGCACACTAAAATTGTTTTTACAAGTCAATTTTTTTAAGCTGATTTATAAAAGTAATTGTGCCCAAAAAACAACATAAAATATTTATTTTATATTTTTTTATATCTATTACATATATTTTAAGTAATATCTAAGCAAATAAGGCGTATAATTCTCTTATCAAAACAAAGGAGATAAAATGAAAAATCTGGAAGTATTCGGTCTTTTTCTTAAAGAAAAAGATTATCAATCATACAAACTATACGGGAGCCAAAGAAATGGCTATTCCATATACATAGACAACCAAAAAATAAGCGTTTCTGACGCCGATGCTGCGAAAGCCAAAAATGGGTATGTCTATTTTGACGGCAAAGTAGTAGAGCCAAAAATAGTCCATCTATCTATGGACGAAATCGCTTCCATATTGGGAGTAGGTCGCGCGGAAGCGTTTGCAAGAGGGATAAAAACGCCTCTTTTTGATCGGGACAGCAACGCATCGATAATCGACAAAGTCAAAGCTACTATCGAAATGATCGGTGAAAAAATGACGGAGTTTCTTTTGATTGAGCGATTTGCTACATTTTCAGGTTTCGACATCGAATCCTTGAAAAGAGGAAAGCGCTTCACCGGCTTTGTTGCGAAAGACAGCGAAAAAAAAGAACACGAGCTTTATGAGGGAGACGTTCTCGAAAGAATAGAAGATGGCGCGATCGCAACCGTCGTTTATGAAAATAGTGATTTTTCCCTTGACTTCAAAAATGGCTCGAGAGAAAAAATGAAAAGCGGAGTTTATCACGACTACCGCTTTAAAAAATAAAAAAGATAAAAAATGACCCTCAAAGAAGTATCTGAACTAACCGGCATACCATACCAAACGCTTTTGGGGTGGAATAGCTCAAAAGGGGATTATAGAAAAAATTTGGTGCGTTTTTTGAAAGACGCCGATCGCTCAATGCTTATCAAATATTTCGGGGAGAAGAGGGCGGCGGATAATAAGCCCCCTTTAAAAGATGAGGGCGTATAATTTTATTACCCAAGGGGCTTTACCCTTATAGGGTTTGTAATGAAATTTCTTACGAGCCCCTCGCTATCCCCTTATGGGGTTTATTTTTTGGGGCAATTTGCCCCATTATTATACAGCCAAAGCCCTATTGCGCCAGCCGTTGTTATCCCCCTAATAAACTCCCATCATTACTCATTAATGTCCCGCTTTCAAGCCCAAGATCGTATTCTACATCCCTATCATAAAACCTTCTGACATTATACCCTGCATTTTCAAATTCATCAAGCATTGAGCTTACGCTTACCGGCCCGCCTTCATTATTATTTTGGGGTATATCGTCATCTTTAAATTCATTTGGCGCTCTAAAGGCGTTTATTAGATTGTGTACTGCTTCATAGCTTTTAAGCCCAAATTTTGCCACCTCTAGCCCTTTTGTAAGATACAAAAATGAGCTGTTGGCAGAGGTTATTCCGCCAGTAGCTGCGCTTGTATTATAACCCTTAAGTGCCGAGCTGAAACTATTTGCTTCACTTGAAAACATTACGCTGTTTGTGTTTTGGTAGAGACTACTTGCCGTACTACCTGACCCGTTCGCCCAACTTGCAGGGCTTATGCCATCGTATAAAGAAGACGTTTGAGATAGATTTTGAGAGTTTGCCAAGCTGTAATTCGGCAAGGTCGATGCACTGGCATTTACAGCACTAGGGCTTAGTGCAGCATAAACTCCTCCAAAGGCTGATATTGCCCCACCGGCATAAGAGGCGGCACTTCCTATTTTCATTAAAGTTTTACTACCATATTGCACGCCCTTAAGATATATGAGCGTTCCGTAGGCAGATATAACAGCGCCAGCCCCCACAATAGCCCCTGCTACCGTCCCTTGCAGCGCGCCGCTTACTATTGGGTTTAAAATCGTAAAAAAAGCTGTTATCGCCAATATAAATGGGAGATACTTCTTGTACCATTTTTGCTTTGGTGGGTTATTCCACGCTTCCATTTCATGATTGGCGTTCCAAATCTCTAAAAATTTCTCCACCCCTATCATAGGGGTATCATCATCAGCATAAAATATCGGGATTTTCCAAACATCTACAAAACGCGATCCGCCCGCGGCCACAGTTGATGATTCCATATAACAAAAGCCATGGTCATAAAAGTAGAATCTAACCGTCTGCCAGGTCTTAGGCTTGAATGTAAGTGTGGCTATCTTTTTTGCTGTGCTGTTTTTTGAGTACCAGTATTCATTTTGGAATTCATTGGTTAATACACCACTTGAGATTATGGCATTATCGGCCATTGTTATTGCCTTCCCAGGATCGCCTTTAAATTGCGCCGTTGGAGATTGGCCATTAAAAAACTGTGCTATACCAAGTGCATTTTCTACATCTTTGGCATATGGTAATGTATTTTTAGTTGAAGGGTTGTACCCGTGTATAACATATATCCCTCTCCCCGAAGGCAGAGTTGCGTCCATTCTCCGCCATTGAAGGTACGCGGTTCGTTTTTGATATTTGTCGTCAAATATCCTGAACCCGTTATGCAATCTATTTTTCCTAATAAACTGCTTGTGTAAAATCTCAAAAGCTAGCTCATTAGACCTTCTTTTGCCTATCCTTTTCCAGATTATGCCATTTTTTACATCCTGGGTATAATCCCCGCTGCTTTGAGTAAAAAATGCTCTGGCATCCGACTTTGCCATTATTTACCCACCTCTTACGGGGTAATTTTGTCTATAGCGTCGTACATTTTTGTTGTCATCTCCGCGGGAACATTTACGCCACCAACAGCATAGCCAAATACGCCATCTTTTAGTAGCGTCGCTTCTTGTATGCGCAATTTATCATCAAATGATTGGGTTTCTCGCTCGATGGCTGCCTTTCTAGCTACTTCGCTTTGAGCTTGTTTTTCTATTAGTTCCGCTCTCTTGGCGTTAAAATCCGCTTCTTTCTCGGCAAGCAACAGCCTCTTGCTTGCAAGCTCAAGCTCTTTTTGCTTTAGCGGTAATTCTGCTTCAGCTAGGGTTTTTTGAGCCTGTATTAGCTCTGTCTGAGCCCTAATTTGGGCTGCCCTTAATGGAAGCTCCTCGCTCTCACTAAGTAGCCTGAGCGCTATCTCTTGCGAAGTAGTTGTTACGCTTTGCGACATATTCATTAGCGCAGATACGACGGCCTCAAATTTCTTAATATCTGTTATGGCTGACTTGTCGTAGTATTCGTCTAACTTTTTAACCAGCCTGTCATAAGGCGTGTCGTTCGCCATACTGTCGGCTAAAACTTGTTTATATAATTCGCTGTACGTGCTCATTAAACCGCTCCCGCTCTATTACGCCACCCGTTAGCATAAACCCTAAATTTAGGATTTTTCTCAATTAGATTGTTGTAGTATCGAAGCTCGGCTCTGTCAAACTCTTTGTCAAATTTTGCCTCGTCATATCGGTTTATCGCCGCTAGCGTCTGCTCGCCTACGATGCCGTCATTGACTACACCCACCAACTGCTGCGTAACTCTCACGGCAGGCCTCACATCCACATTCACGCCGAAGATGAATATTTCGTTTGCTTTGAGTTGGCTCTCGACTTCACTCAACCGCATCCTATCCCAATACGCCTCTTTGTAAAACCTGCGCACCTCGGCACGCAAATTCTCGCTAGCGTATAGCGCGCGGGATATTTTCTCGATATTCCCGCCGTATGCTACCGCGCCTAATATCTCATCCCAGCCTTTCCAGTGCGGGTGTGCGTTTTGGTATATCCCCATAAACGTCCACCCCTTTTCTGTTGGGTTTCTGTCTAGTGCGTCCTCGGGCTTAGAAAACTCCAGCCTCATCAAAATTTGAAAAGCCTCGTTAAAATTTGCCATTTACAATCCTTTTTAGTTTATTTTCCTCAAAAAACGCGCGCTCCTTATGCTCGCCTTTTTTGCCGACATTAAAGCCCTCAACGGGGCGGTGATAACCCATTACCCGGCTGTATACCACGCATTTTGTGCGCTGCGACCGTACCGCCTCTAATATCTCGCTATTTGTCATCTTCCCACTCCTCGTGCCTAAAATCCGAGCCGTAGTCCTGATAGCCATAGCTATTGCCGTTTAGCCCGTCGATCTTTTTCTCTACGGCTTTGTCGATCATTGCAGTCGCCCACTCCGCGCCTCTCCACGCAAAAAACCCGCCGACTGCGAGCGAAAATTTAGGCGCTTGCGTAAAATAAAGCGTTGTTTCGTAAGCTAGCCAACATACAAACATCGAACTAGCCGAGCCTACTAGCCAATTAATAAGCCTTTGCGCGCCCTTTTTACCGCTATTTGCCATATTGAGTAGCCCGCCGACGAGCCCAACCAAAACGACCCAAAAATAAAGCCCTATCTCCTCTAATATATTGTCCATCCCGCGCCTCACATCGTGACTAGCCACATAAGCAAGATCGACAAGATAATCTCAACAACGGCTTTTTTGCTTAGCCAAAATTTCCTTGCTTTAATTACCAGCTCGCTCATTTTGCGCATCCTTTTAAAAGTCTATCTGCCGCCACGGCATACTTCATAAGCTCCTTAAACGTCTGCGGGTCGCTAGGGTCGTATTCGGGCGGCGTAGGCAACTGCTCACGCTTTATGCAGGCTATGGGCGTTTTCACTTCTTGATACTCCGTGCGAGTGATAATTTGCGGTTCTTTGCTCGCGCACCCCGCCAGCATTAGCCCAGAAGCCAGCATACAGACGATTTGGGTATTTCTCATCTTGCCTCCTTAAAAGCCTTAGCGGTCACCGTAGCCGTGTCCTCGTAAAATTTAAGCTTCTTTTCGCACTCGGCATCTTTGACGGGTATTTTTATTTTTTCAAATTTCGTCACTACCCGCTCTTTGACTTCGGTTGTATCGGGGGCTTGCGCTTTGATTTGCTCTAGCTTGTCATTTTGAAGTGCAATTTTTGCATTACACTCAAAGAGATTCGCGGTTGAGATTTGCAAATTTGCCTCTTTTAGTGCTAGCTCGACTTGCGCTTCTTTTAGTGCGTTTTTTGCGTCGCTTATGTCGCCTTTGAGCCTATATATTTCTGCCCCAAGCCCTAGCATTACGCCTGCTAGCCCGCCAATCACAATCAGCCAAAGCTTGTTCGCAATTAGGAAATTCATCACACACCCTTTAATAGTTTTACGGCGATGGCGACGACCAAAATTGCCGCCGCAATGATTGCAAATTTCTTTGTGGACGGCTTCATTGTTTGATCCTTTTTAGCGGATTGATAGCCCAAACGGTCTGCAAGATTTTCTTATCGTCCTTGTCCATATACGTGTGTTTGTTGTCCTCGCGCATACCTACGACGTCCATCAGCTTCCAACCAAGATATATGCGGCAGTACCATTTTGATTTGCCGTATCTGATCTCGCGATAGTAGCCGAAACGCTCGCATCCGTCTTTGAGCTTGCAGGCGACGAGGCACAAGGTCGATTTTTGCCCTTTGTTGTAGGTCGCTAGCGTATCTCCGATCGTGCGCACGGTGTTTGCATCTATGTCCTCGACTTTGACGCCCAGATACTTCGCGCTGAAATTTCCTATTCTATTGCGATACAGCCAGCAAAGGCGCGCCCAATAGGTGCGATTTTTGCCGTTCGGGAAATGCTCGTTTTTCCAGCCGTCGTCGCCGTTTATGCCGTAGTCCGGATCATCAAACCACGCCGCCCACTTTGGCAAATTCTCGCTTTTCTCGTCGCAAGCCAGTAGCGCAATAGGTACAACGATGAAGTGAGCTATCTCTATAGGCAGCTCAATAGCAAAGTTCTTAAGAACCTGAAGTTTCTGTTTTACTGTTAGCTTCATCTTTCACTTCCTTGCTTTTATACTTTGGGCTAGCTGGGCACTCTTCCCAAGTGCAGCTGCCTTTCTTGTCTAGTTTAGTCGAGCAAAGTTCACATCTTTTTATTTTCTTTTTCATTTGTTTTCCTTTTCTAATTCTTGTTTTTGAGCTAAGAGCTCTTTATATTCTTCTCTTAGTTCGGGGAGGACTTTATCATTTCCAATCAAAAGAGCGTTTCTTATTAGCTCCTCTTGTTCTTTGATTTCCCATTCAAGCTCATGTAGGGCTTCAATGTGTTTATCTATCTCTTTAGGAGCAAATAAATCTACTTCTTCCTCTTTTGTGAGTTCCACCAAGCCCAACTCTTTTACTCTTTGCTCCAACACCTCTTCGCTTACATCGTCTTCGTAAGCATATATTTCGTTTTTTGAGTTTTTATACCGTTTCATTTTTTGCTCCTTATCTAAGCTCAAACCAATAAACTGGCGTTCCAGAATTAAAAGATATGCTATAGGTAGCTCCAGCCGGAACAGGCACTGAAAAGAACACGCCTTCTGAACCGTTAGCTGCCTTTGTTGCAAAAGGTTTTTTATTGATGGTAAACTGGCCCATACAAGAACCACTCAGTGGCCCGGAACTTACACACACATAGATGAGCCTCCCAGTGGTATTCTCATAGATTTCTCCGAGCCTCCTTTGCGCCAGAACATCCTTGTATTCTTGTCCTACACCTAAGATTTGATTTTTAATTTTACTAACGGCTTTCTCAGATACGGCACAGTCCGTAGCTTCTCCAGTGATCTCTTGTTTGAGTTTGACAATGCCTGCTTTTATATCCGTAGCATGTATGTCTTTATCAATGTCTTGAATTGAGGGTTCTTTAACGTACTTAGCTTTTATCAGAACCACAACAGAGCTGTTCTTTGGGCGAATGGCCGAATAAGTTCCAGCTGAAGTCCCCCCTGACGGGCTGCCTAATGTCAGACTTGGATAAGGACCAACTGGACCGACGCTTGAGTTGTCTGCGTCTATAGTCGATAGTTGTGTATTTGCACCATATGAGTCGACTCTTGGAGTTGTTAGCACATAGCTAGAATCGCCTCTATAAATGCCTATATTTGGTATTTGTGTTGCGTTTTGTAAAACACCTAAACTATTAGCTTCGCCACCTGTTGATCTCATAAACCTACCATCGTTAAACACTGGTAAATTAAAATTCTCTCCAGAACCACCGTAAGTATAACCTATGACGGCAAAAAGCTCGGCGTATTCACTCTTTTTTAGGCTTCGCCCATCGCACACAAGAAAGCCCGCGGGCGTAACGCTTTGGCTACTCCAAAGCAAGTATGCACCTACCTTTATACCATCGAGCCCACCGCCTTTATCCGCCAATAACTTTGTTATCTTTTTAGACGAAAAAGTTTGAGTGGTGCTTTCGGTTGCATCGTTTATCAGCCCGCTAGAAAGTAAGCTCTTAATGTCCTTTTCAAGATTTCTAAGCCTGGCTTGTAGCTCAGCAAGTTCGGTGTATTTGGCGTTAAGGGTTGAGGCTGTATTGTCAAATTCAGCTATCTTCTCTTTTGTTGCGTTCGCCTTGGTCTCGATGTCTCTTTTTATCTCCTCAATAGAGCTTTTGTCGTTTTGTATTTCGGCGACTAGTTTTTCAATGCGTTCTTTTAATTGCCCCCCGTCGCGGTTTATGTTTTTTAGCTCTGTTAAATCAATGGAGCTTATCGCCCTCTCAAGATCAACCGTATTTTGTAAAAGAAAATTTAGTGCCTCTAGCGTCTCGCTTGCTAGTTTTAAATCATGAATACTAGTCATTTTTTAGCCCGCTTCTATCTATAGTCTCTTTGGTTTTTTTAAAAATACCCGCAATATTTTTAAAAAAATCTATTAAATTTATTCTGCTCAGCTTCATGCCATTTAGTAAAATTATTTCAAGCTCTTTCATATGCCAAATTCCCTTCCGTAGTTGGCGTTATAGTCAGCAATCGCTTCTAGAGCAAGTGTGCGGAAAAACGTATCTTGCCCTATTAAGAAAGCAACATAATTAATTGCTGCGTAAGTCAGAACTTCATCTATCATTATGTGCTTTTTGTTATCAATATTGGCAAAGTCGGGTTTATCTGGGTAACAAAGAAAACTATCCTCATCAATATTGCGGTATACTTTTTCGCTTGTTTTTCTGCGTATTAATTCAACTGGGACGCACTTGTTACAGATAAACAACATAGCTTCTAAAAATAGCTCGCTAAGCTCTTCGTCCGAGGGGAGCTTGCGTCCCCCCGCGATTTTTAAAGCCAAAATCTCTTTAGCTCTCCTGACTAGCATTTTACGCCTTTAGGCCGACCCCGATCACAAATGCATCGGCATTTCTGACTTCCAAGCAGCTCTCGGTGTAATACCTCTTTTGTATCGCTGTTTTTGATGTAGTGACGTCTTTTAGCTCAGTAGGTACGAGTAGCCCGTTTTTCATATACTCAAAATCGCCCGCAATCAATGCGTCGCCTAACCCATATTGAGGAGACAAAAAGCGGTGAAGCCTGAAATTTACTTTGCCAAAGTCGGTGTCTAGACTAACTACGCTTGAGTTAATGCTCTTTTCGTTGCCAAACTGACGAGTAGCAAATTTATTGATCGCAGGCTTTAGCCCTGCGCCTACGAATACGTCTCT